CCTGGAATTGTTGAACCAGAATTAAATGTAAATGGTCTAGATGTAGTCATAAAAAAGAAATTATTTTTTTATAATATATATAAAAATATTTTTTTAATTCAAATAAATTTATTATCTTTGTGATGCCGATGTAGCTCAGTTGGATTAGAGCGCCACTATTTAAAGTGGAACATTGAAGTAAATAAATATACGTTGCAAAGGATATAAAATTTATGAATATGTAGAGGTTGAAACTAAAACATTGTGGATGATGCATAATAAGCAATGGAGTAAGAAAATACTGATGGGTCGTAGGTTCGAGTCCTACCATTGGTTCTAAAATGTAATCAATTTAAGAATGTTGTCAAAAGGCATCACAGCCTTGTAATTCAGTATAACAACGTGAATTTAGGTACCGCGCACTGAAATATACCTACACTCTTAATTGATTACATTTTTTGTTGTAAAAATAAATATATAAAATGATAATATTATGTTGGTTAATTTGGTTTAAATTAGGTATATTAGGTGCTATTATTTATAATTCTTTTATGAATTATGATAATAATATATTAAAATATATTTGGTGTACACTTGTTATACTTTGTGGTGGATTTGGATTTATCATATCCTGTTTATCATATATTATTCATCGAAATTTTAATTTATAAAATAAAAAACAATTCGTTAAAATTATCAACTTGATGATTTTATATATATATATAATATAAAAAATCATTTTTAATAAAAAAATATTATGAGACTTATTTGTATATCTGACACACATTCATTGCATATGGAAATGATATACAATGTAAATAGTTTACTTGATCCAAATCAAGATAATATTTTAATACACTCTGGTGATTTTACAAATATCGGAAAAGAACACGACGTTAGAGAATTTATATACTGGTTCAAAAATTTACAAGGTTTTTCTAATAAAATTTTCATTGCTGGAAACCACGATATTTCATTCGAATCAAAACCAAATTGGCTATATCAATATATTAACGAAGAAAATCTTTCTCAATGCAATTGTACTTATTTGGAAGATTCAGAATTTATAATTAAAACATCAGAATTTTCACAACCAATTAAATTTTATGGATCACCTTGGCAACCAAGATTTTTTGATTGGGCTTTCAATGTTGATAGGGATAAAATTCAAATTTATTGGGAAAAAATTCCAGAAGACGTACAGATTTTAATAACTCATGGTCCGCCATTTGGCGTGTTAGATAACGTGATTGGACAAAAAGCCTCGTTAGGTTGTGAAAGTTTACTTGATCATGTCAATAGAATTAAGCCAGTACTTCATATATTTGGCCATATTCATTCTGGTCATAATGTTATCGAAAAAAATGGCACAACATTTATTAATGCTTCTATTTGTACAGAAAAATATAAACCAATATATAAACCAATTATAATTGATCTTATTGAAAAAGATAACAAACTTATACCAAAAATAATAAGTTTTAGTGAATAATAAAAAATATATAGATGATATTATTGGATTACCTAATAATAATGTAATATATTGTTTATGTGATCCAATAACTGAACAAATAAGATATATAGGCAAAACAGTTAATCTATATGACAGAATTAAAAAACATTACAAAAACTCTGAATTAAAAAATAAAACACATAAAAACATGTGGATATTATCTTTGCTAAAAAATAATTTTAGAGCAAAGGTCTTGGTTTTAGAAGAATGTAATAATTTAGAACAATTGAATAATGCAGAAATAAAATGGATCAAGTTTTATAAAGAAATAGGTTCTGATTTAACAAATGGCACTAATGGTGGAACAGGTGGAAAAATGTCATTAGAATCTATAGAAAAAATGAGAAACAGTAAAAGAGGAAAAAAATTATCAGAAGAACATAAAAAACAAATTAGTGAAGGAAATAAAGGAAGACAATTTTCAGAAGAAACAAAACGAAAAATAGGAAATAGTAATAAAGGAAAAATAATATCAGAAGAAACTAAAATAAAATTATCAATATCACATATGGGTAAAGTTTCTTGTAATAAAGGAAAATCACTTTCTTCTGAAACAAAAATAAAAATGAGAGAATCCCGTTTTAGATTTTTAAATAATAAAAAAATAAATAAATAAAATGAGCACAAAAACAAAACAAGGAACAAGTTTATCGGTAACTATATTCCTAATATTTTTAATTTTAAAATTCTTTCTGTGCAATAGTATTAGCTTTAATATTTGGTGCAAAATAAAAATTAAAAGATTTAAAAATATTTGTTTGTTCAAAAATATATTTCTATCTTTGTATTTGTTAAACTTAAAAACAATTATTATGAGACGTATTGGTGATAAATTAGTAATTTTGGATGAAAATGGTAGTTATTTAGTTATTGGAACATTTAAAATGGGTTCGACTGGCGAATATATTGATTATTCTATTTAATTTATTTGATGTGAGTATTTTTATATGAAACGCAAGTTTGAACAAACTGTTATTGATGAAGTTGATGATTACATCATAGTTAAAAATATAGTTAAAAATTGTAACAACTTTAAGTATATTGAATTACATAAAGTTATAGATACTGAAGTTGATTATATAAATACTTTTGTAATTAGATATTACTTTAATGATAAATTAATAATTGGTGATGATATAAAAGATAAATTATATAAACCAAATATTTTATATCAATCTGATAATATTAATGATGCTATTAAAATGCTAGATAAAATACATAACGAAAAATTGTAAAATCATGGACAATACAACTAAATGGTATAATTCAAAATATGACTCTTATGGAAATTTGATTAATGAAATAAGAGATGAAATTAAGCCTGGAGACTTGGTTGAATATTGCTATGCATGTACTGATATAGTCACAAAGAAAAATATTAAAATAAAAATACAAGGTATTTGGGATGGTTCAAAAGTAAAATTTAATGATAAAAAAAAGACTGTTGTAAAATGTAAAGAATGGCTAACTCTAGTTAAATGAAAAACATTCTGAAAAAAATAATATGTGGTGCTGAAATTACAACAATTGACGGTTTGGTAGAATGTTGTTTAAATAAATATAATTCAAAACCTTATGAAATTATTGATCGTGAATTGATTAAGACTTTAATTGAAATGGATATAATTGAATTTGAAAGTGGAAATTTTGAAACTCATGAGCGACATTATAGACTAAATGATAAATTTGTATCCAGAGAAAATAATGTAAAAACTATTAAAATAGGTGCAATTTGGAAAGCAATATTAACAAATAATTGTCAATATATTTCTTTACCAAAGCACAGTATGCAAATGGAAATTCAAAATTCTTTTTCAGAATTAAAAAATCAATTATTAAGAAAAGAAAAATTAAAAAAAATTAATGAAAACTTGTGATGATTATTTAAAAGATAACGGTCTTAATATTTCTACTGGATTACTTTTTACCTGTAAAGATTATGATTTTATAATTAAAATAAATGATACAAGCATTATTATCAATAAAGGTAGATTCAATAGAGAAGAATTATTAACAAAAAAAGATATTATAAATAGAATTTATGATCTACTTCAACTTTATAAAAAAAATAATCTTAAAGATATGAATATAAAAGAAATAGAAAATAAAATCCTTAGAAAAGAAAAATTAAAAAAAATACAAGAATATGGGTGTAATGAGTTGTCATAGAAAATGTTGCGAAAATATAATGTGTGATACATATATTGACGGTATTGGTTATGTGTGTAATGATTGTCAAACAGAATTTAAAGATTATTTAACTTCAAATGGCATTATTCTTGAAACTGAAGGTACAATAAAGAGAGAATTAAAAAAATTTATGAAGTCTGAAAAAGATGAATATACTGAAGGTAAAAATATTAATGTTGATGCATTTTTTAAAGAATATAAAAAATATTAAAGTTGAATATGGACACACATTATATAGTTATACTATATAATGTGTATTTTGCATCATTATCATCAACATTGATAATGATGCAAAATATCGTGATAATAATAAATAAAAATGAATAACGCAGAACACATTTGTAATGAATTAGGATTAGATTATTCTAAAGTATTGAACATTTATCCATATGGATCAAAAATATATGGTACCGCAGATGAATTTTCTGATAGTGATTATATTATTATTTTTAAATCTTCGTTGCTTCCAAGCGGTGCATTTAGAGATAATGCTATATCATCAGATGATAGAGAAATTCAAGGTGTTTGTTACTCAAGATCAGGGTTTATTGATGCAATAAACAACTATGAAATTGGCGCATTAGAATGCATTTTCTTACCAGAAGATAAGATTATTCAAAAGAAAATGAATTTTGGAATCACAAAATATAATGATAAAGAACTATCAAAAAAAATTATACAAAAAGCATCAGCTAGTTGGCATTTTGCAAATTTAGCATATAAAGATGAAAATATGGAATCTTGTGCTAAAAATGTTTTTCATGCGCTAAGAATTTTAGATTTTGGTATTCAGATCAAAAAAAATAAAACAATTGTTGATTATTCTAGTATGAATGAAACAAAAAGCGAAATAATGAATAATTTTAATTATTTCAATCCATATGATTATTATAATTTATTCTTAAAATTAAGTGAAGAAATTAAAAAATGAAAAGTAATAAAGTTGGCCCATTTGTGTTAAAACATAAAGAAACTGGATTATATTTTACTCATGAAAATGACGTTGAAAATATTGAACATGCTGACAAATTTAAAATAACAACTTATGCTTATTTCTTTTTCGGTAAAAGGGTTTTAGAGTATAAGGACGTACCTTTTAATGAAGAAAAACTGAAAATTATAAGGAAAAATAAATTGAAAGAATTATGAAAGAATTATGTGATTGCGGGAAAGTTGCATCTTGGTGTTATCTTCCTGGATTTTCTGATGGGTCTCCTTATTTTTGTGATGACTGTGTGCATCGTGGATGTTCTTGTAATCATAGATATGTTAATGTCAATGCTTATCATCCGCCATTAGATGAGCCAGAACTACCAACTGAAGAAGATCACCCAATAAAATGGAAGATGGCTGGGATATTGAGTAACAATTTATATTATTTTCATAGAATAAAAAAACCTCAAGTTGAGGTTTTTTTATTTATTTTCTCTATTCTTACCAAGATGATATCCATCACAATATATGCATTTATATACTGAGAAATGTTTATTCATTTTTTTAGCCATACTTTCTGCAGCTTTATTTGCAGTCTCCTTAGTATTATACATCACCTTTAACTTACCATCTTCTCTCTGGTGACTTCTAATACTAAATAGTCCCATAGCGTTACCTGTAATAAAGAAGTTCTTAAAAGCTCTATTTAATGGTAATTGTTCTTTAAGAGCAAGATATAAATTTTTAAGTTTTATTTTCATTTTTCATTTTTAACAAAAATAATAAAAATATTTTATAATTCAAATTATTTCAAATTTATTATTTGTTTATATTAAATTTTTTTGTACTTTTGTCTCATCATTAAATGAATTTTAATTTTTTATAATTATGGAACTTAAATACGAACTTGATAAAGAAAGATTAAATTTACTCACGTCTAAAGTAAATAGAAGCAAGAATCAAGAGCAATTTCTTTTTAATTTAGTTAATGGCGATTTTGAAAAATTGCTACAACTTGAAATGCAATTATATAATTGCTTTTTTTTCTATTGTCCTGGTGATATCAATGATGTCGAAAAGATTATAAATATGGTTCCTAAAAAGAATTATTTAGTTCTTAAAAAGTCTGATTTTTAATAAAACAACTCAAAAATGAACGAACATATACTATGTGCAGCTATTTGGGTAAATGACCAAATTAAGCATAAACAACAGCCAATTAATATTGAAATTGGATTTGTTATTTGTGGTAGAAGGCATAATAATTGTTATCAAACTATTACAGATTTAAAAGGTGATTCAAATGAATATTTCAAAAGCATCAATATGTCTGATGATGAATATAGAAAGCATCAAGGCTTTATAACTTCATTAGATAGATTTGTTGGTAGACAAGAAGCCTGGGAAATTGCTAAAAAAAATAACCAAATTAAATTTGGTTTACTATCATCCGAAAATGATGAAGATTCAATTTTAATAAGTGAAAACTTATATATGGATTATGATGATTAAATTATTAAAATTTTAATATGAAACATTACGATAGTTTCGAAAATATAAAATATGACCAACTTTTGTTAGGCGAAGAAATCTGGGCATCAAATAAAATTGATGGTCAGAATTTTTGCGCTAAATATTCACCAAAGCAAAAAGAATTCACAATGTTTGGTTCTAAAACACAAAATGTGGATGAAACAAGTGAGCAGTTTGGTAAAGCAGTGCAATATTTCAAACTAAATATGACAGCAACAATCAAAAAAATTATAATAGATAATTCAAAAAAAGGTGGAGTATTTACTGGCATTGAAGAAATTACAATATTTTGTGAATGGTACGGTGAAAATACTTTTAGTGGATTTCATATTCCTGGTGAAGAATTAAAATTGTGCTTGATTGATATATTTCTTAAAAAGAAAGGTTACATTGAACCAAAAATATTTTATAAACTCTTTGATGGATACAGTAATATTGAAGTGCCAGAACTCATATATAGTGGCAAACTAACAAAAGATTTCATCAATTCTATTGTAAATAATGACTGGACTAAGCCAAATTGTTTATATCCTAATGTTAAAGAAGGTGTCGTTTGTAAACGTTCAACTTTAATGAAGGGTCAAAGAATGCCTAAAGCAAAAATAAAAACAGGATGGTGGTTAAATAAATTAACTGAACTTTATCCTGATAGATGGAAGGAATTAGAATAATGGAAATTATAAATATTATATTTGAATTAAAAAGTTTTAGTTGGGCTAATGGTCTATATATAATTGTCAGTTATGATGATGATGGTACTACATATAATTTATGTAAAATTAATGATGGAATACCAGAACTTTATGATGATGGTAGATTTATTATAAGTTGTACTGGCACAAAAAATCCAGGAATAACAAAAACAAATTTAATATATGATACTAAAAGAAAAATGGTAGTAGAAAATAAAAAATATAGAAGACTTGAAAAATTAATAAAAATAAAAGAAAAATATGAAAAATAAATGTTAGATTTGAAAGAACTCGAAATATTATTAGATAATGCTCTTGAAAAAGAAACTTTTGAAAGTTTGCTTGCTTGGTTGTTAAGTCAAAGAAAAACTGATGATAAGAAAAAAACTGACGAATGAATGAATAATTACAAAATTTATATATAAAAATATTATGGATAGAAAAATATTTATATATGGATTAAAAAATTTAGGCTCAGATGAATTTAGATATATTGGTAAAACTTGTCGTCCTTTGAATAGATTAAAAGAACATTTAAAAGAAAAAATAAGATTATTTTCATATCATAAACTTAATTGGATTCGTTTGTCACAAGAACAAAATATAGAAATTGTTTTTGAAATTATTGAAGAATGCACCATATATAATTGGGAAGAAAGGGAAATATATTGGATTAATTTTTATAAAGAAAATGGTCATAGATTAACTAATTTATTGATTGGTGGGCGTAGTCCACAAATGATTTTATATAAATTAACATATGATGAAGCAAAGATTATTTCAAGAAGTTTAAATATAAAAACAACATTAAATTGGAGATTATTATCAAAATATAAAAAAATGCCGAATGAATTACCAAAAAGACCAGATGAATATTATAAATATAGCGGATGGGTTAGTTGGTCAGATTGGTTAGGTACGGAAATTGTTTCAAATAAGAATAAAATATTTTTACAATATGAAGATGCTAAAAATTTTGTAAAAAAATTAAATTTAGGTAGTAATTTGGAATGGACTATATATTGTAATTCAGGCGAAAAACCAAATAACATACCTTCAGCACCAAATATTGAATATAAAAATATAGGATGGATAAATTGGCAAGATTGGCTAGGTTATGATAAAAATAGAAAAAGAAAAAATAATAAAGTTAATTATTTCACATACGATCAATCAAAATTATATTTAAAAGATAAAAACTTAAAAACATATAGAGATTGGGTAAAATTTTGTAAAAATGATAAACCAAATGAAATACCAAGTAATCCTTGGATTTTTTATAAAGAATGGAAAAATATTAAAGATTTTTTAAATTACGAAAATGAATAAAAAATAATTATAATTATTATGAAAGAAAAAAAATTACCAATTGAATTGTTAATATGCTCATGTCATAATACAGAGCATCAACTCATTCTATTACATGAATATGAAGAAGAAATTAAAAAGGATGCTAATGGAAATGAAATGAGAGACGAATCTGGTAAATTAATATTTGATAAAAAGTATCCAATGTGTTATGTACATATTCATCTTAATAAACATTCTTTTTTAGATAGACTTAAATATGGCATCAAATATATTTTAGGATATCAATGCCGTTATGGTGCCTTTGATGAATTTATTTTTAATCCAGAAGATGCACAAAAATTGCAACAATTAGTTGATCATTTAAATGAACAAATTTAATAAAATAAATTTGTTGGTCTCGTATAAAAATAGTATCTTTGTTGTACACTTAAAAAGAATAATATGAACTATACAGAAATTAAAATGTTAGAGGGAAGTATCAAAAAAGAGCTTCAAAAGAGGTTTCCTTATTCATCTACTAAAGTATCAACATTAGGCGGTGAAAATAAAGCAACCATTTTTTTAACTTTTAGTCTTGATAAGTCAAGCACTTGGTCTAATGGAATAATGGAAAATAGCAGATATTTCATTATGAGTGTAACATATAAAGGGGAAGTTGAATGTGTTACAAAATCTATTAAAGAAGTAAATATTAGAAAATTCACTATTGAAAATTCTGAAAAATGCTTAACAAAAATTGCAAAAATTTTAGACGATATTAAAACAAAAGCAAATAAAAAAGTTTTAGCTTAAAAATAAAAAATCATATTATGAAAAAAGTTGTTTTCTTTTCTTTATTTTTTCTTTTCATTTGGATATCTTGGTTTGCTATATTTAAGAAACAGGAACAAGATATTAAAAAATCAAGCACAATAGTATTAAAGGATAGTATTTACGAAATGCTTCCAATTACTCATGTAGAAATAAATGATACAAATCCTGATAAAATTTATTTGAGCCAAATTGTGACTCTTAAAGAACTTAAAGATAAAAATTTATATAAAACAAATTGTAAATTTTGTCATGGTGAAGATGGTAAAGGTGACGGTGTTAAAGCAAGATTAAATCCAACTATTTGCCCATTTGATTTAACAAAAGAAACTCACAATGATAAATATATTTATTATGTATTATTAAATGGTGAAAATAATATGCCATCTTATAATAAAAAATTGGACGACAATAAAATAAAAATATTAATAGTTTATATCAAGAAATTTAAAAGATGAAAAATAAAACAATAGTAGTTTTTGATTGGTCAGATATTAAATCTGAGATATGTAAAGAAATGGGCATTAAAGAAAACCTTTTCAGAGATTATCATAACGTGATTGGTGGTGATTATAAAGATTTATGGCATGAATGGCTAAACTATTTTAATTCAGAATTAACCAATGATTCAATTCAGTCTGTTGATTTGGGCGAAAGTGCTGAATGTAAAATTGAATGGGTTAAGGAAGATGGTAAAGATTGGCTTGAGCCATTTATTAATGCGGTATATAAAGTTTGGGAAGATAATGAAATTGAATATGTAAGTTACTCATGGTAATATAAAAAATAATGGATATAGGATCAGGGAAAGAGTACCCATCAAATGCTCTAAGTAATTTTGCACCACATCCATTTATTTTTGATGGGGTTGAGATTAATTCAATGGAAGGATTTTTACAAAGCTTGAAATTTAAAAACTTTGATATGCAGAAAGAAGTCTGTAAATTGGTTGGGCTCAAAGCAAAATTTCGTGGTAAACCTAAAAAATGGTACACAGATCAAAAATTATATTGGAATAGTGTATGATAGGTCATCACAAGAATATCAGGATCTATTGGATAGAGCATTTGATGCACTATCAGAAAATAAGTCATTTCAAAAAGCACTTATTGCATCTGGCAAATCTGTTTTAACACATGAAATAGGCAAGTCAAAAGAAAGCGAAACAGTTTTAACAAAAAGAGAATTTATTTCTAGATTAAACAAAATTCGTGAAAGATTATTAAAAGAAAAAAGTGGATTTAAATTTGCAGAATAAAACAAAATAAAAATGGAAATATTTGAAACAACATATAAAATAAAACTCATTAGTTCTAAAAATGTACGGGCGCATTTTAATAAATGTGTGCAAGAATTATGCGATAAGAATGATTGTAAATGTGAAATACAAATTAATGCAAAATGGTTTTGGGTTTTCGATCATTTTATTATCAAAATTATTGGCAATAAAATTAATATAGAAATAATTGAAACTCAATTAAAACTTTTAACTACTTTAATTTAATCCAAGTTTTAGTTTTTCTTCTTTTAACCATTTCATTCTATTAATTGGTTTAATACTGAATAATCATTTCTATTTTTCTCAAGAATATCAATCATTGTATATAGATGATTATTTTCATTATTATTAAATAACTGTTTATTATCTTCAGTATATTTTATAAATTTCCAGCTGTCCTCTATTAAGTTGTTTCTAACATCAATTACTCGTTTAACATGGTCTTCCAAATAACGAACATTAGCAGGTTTCTTAGACCAGGTTGAAGTTAAAAATTTAAGTCTATCCGGCATAAAGCCATCTCTACCGCCATGATAGCAACAAGGTCTCATTATTTCTAATACATCAGCATCTTGTACAATTTGCTTATCTACATCCATCCATCCAGTTTTTTCTATAAAATGTGACACATAATCTGAATAGTTATCATCGTAACCTTTTGATAATAAATAATTATAACAATTTTTTGAACTGTCACTTTCCCAAATATCCATACCATTGCCTTGTCTACCAGAATCATGAAATGCTATAGCATATCTTATTCCTGTGAATTCTATATCTCTATCAAATTCATTAAAATAGAATCTGGACATAAATTCGGCAAATAAGACTGCACGTGAGATATGAAGTCTACCATGAATACCATATTTATCAAATGTGTTCTCATGATGCTGATAAAGTGGAAGTATATTTTCCGATAAATCTTTTGTAAATTTATCCCAATCTTCAATGTTTTTAATCATAATGTGTTATATTTTTTTACAAGTAATTCAATTTCTTTTAATTCGTCTGGTGATAATTTACTTAATTCCAAATCAATAATACTTTTAATTTCATCAATTTTTTCTTTGCTCCATATATATTCAGGATCTGTTAAAACTTCGTTTTTACATTTATTATTCTTCATCTTCAATCTCTATTTTAATATTATTTTCATAATTACAACATTTCTTAAAATCATCATTGCTTATCTGACCTTTAATATTATACGACACATCCCTTATCCAAATAGGGGTTAGCATATTTTTTAAAAATTTATCTAATGTTTTTAGCGCATAACGTGTATATGAATTTTGATATAAATTACCATATTTTGATTCTATTTCTTTATAATCAATATTAAGTATTTCTTTATTTCTCTTACATATAAATTCATACCATTTATAGCTAAACTTTTCATTAAATTCTTCTTGAGTTATTTCATTTGGAATTTTAAATTCTAAACAGAAATCTTTAAACCAAATATTTGATAATTTTTTTTCATTTTCGTTCCATTCACCATATTCTGAAAGTAAGTTATTTCTCTTTTTTTTCCATTCCCTTCTTAATTTCACAATGTAAGGACTATGAATTTCAGGATTACCAATTTTTCCAAAAATCATAAATTCGACCCAGCAACTATTAAGTCTAATACCAATTTCAAAATTTTTAACTTTAAAATTCCACGTACCAGCCTCTTTACCGTCATCAAACATAGTTGGCGGACCAAAACGTTTTGAGAGATAAAAAAAAGTTGAAAAAAATATATCTTCCGTAAATGATGCTCCTATATAATTCTTTGAAATATTATAACCAAGATTTTTCGCTATCACCTGTTTTATCAAATCATTTCCTTGAAAAATATTTGTCATTGAATTGTTTTCTTTCATTTTTAATTATTTTCTATTCTATTTAAATATAATTCGCCAAGATTCCAAATTAATGTAAATATACTGATAAATAAAAGTAAATTTGAAAGTATTCCATTTGCAAAAATACTAAGTATTAAAAATACCAATACTATAATCCACCAAAGTTTTATTTTATTCATCTTATTTATATTTAAAACAAATATACATAAAAGTTTTAGATAAAAAAAAATAATTTTTTTTATTAAATTTTTTTTAATACTTTTGATTAAATTATTATATAAATAGTATGGCAAACAGATATTATAACGATTTATGGGAAATTGAAGATTCATATCGTAAGAAAAAATATGAAGAGTTATTTATATTATCTTTACAAAATGATATGACAAAATGGACAGAAGAATTAAAAATAGATAGAACTATATATAAAAGTCCAGATTATAATGGTTATAAATTTACTATAGAATTTAGAATAAATTTTGCATTTTCTTATATATCATATGGCACAAATATACCACCAATTGCAAATCATCTTTCTGAATTAATAACTGATAATTTTTCTGTGGAAATAAAAACATTAACTACTAAATTGAGAGAAACTATATATAGTCCTGATATTTACGAAATTGAAAAATTAATAGGCAAACAACATGATAGAAAAGAAAAACTTGTTTTTCTTGATCTTGAACAAATGAAAGAGATTATCGAAGATACATATCAAGATTGGTTAAAAAATGATACTGAAATTGTCGCTAAAATGATTTCTAGAATTATATATTCTTATCGTAAAAAAGAAGAATTTTTCAAATTATGGACAGATAAATTTGAAAATGTTAAATTAATTAATAATGAATTAAAAAAATTAAAAGGATAAATTTTATGAATGATGATAAAGATTGGATTGATTTAAATTATGATGGTGCTAAATTTTTACCATATAATTATAGTAGTTATACACAATTATATAATAAATACTATATAAGAAAAAATGTAACAAACGAAGATACCTTAGAACGAATACCTATTGCTGAAATTGAAAAATTTTTACGTAGAAAAAAACTAGAAAAATTAAAAGATATCGAATGAGAACACTATTTATTGATATGGACGGTGTTATAGTTGACCTAAAAAAACACATAGAAGAATTTTTTGAAAAATATCCATATTTATTTGACAAATATGAACATTGTCCAGATCATATACATGGCATATTTAGAAATCCTAAACCATATCCAGGTGCGATAGATGCAATTAATAAATTATATCTATCTGGAAAATATGATATGTATATTGCAACAGCCGCGCCTTGGGGTAATCCTGATGCTGCAACAGATAAACGATATTGGATTGAAACATATTTTGGAAATATGTTTCATAAAAGATTAATTCTAACTCATAGAAAAGATATGTTAAAAGGAGACATATTAATTGATGATAGAGAAAAAAATGGTGCCGGTGAATTTGAAGGTGAATTAATAAAATTTGGATATAATCATATTACAGATAGTATGAATGAATATCAAGACTGGAATGCTGTTTTAGAACATTTATTATGAACAAACCAAGAAACCCAAAAATAACAAAAGAAGAAATAATAAATTGGTTTTGTAATTTATATAATTCATGTTATCCTGTTACACACAAAGATTATCCACAATCCATATTTATGTTTTATGATACACAATTTATTAGGAAAATAAAATTGTGTAAAATATCAGGATTACCAATTACTTTACCATCAAAGGTTACAGGGATTTGTTTATTTGAGCAAGATTGGAAAAACAATCGTTTTTATTATAAATACGATGAGGTGTATTATTTTTTATATAAAAATTATTCAACTACGCATAATAATATCAGCACATTTATTAAAGATAGACTGAATGAATATGATAAATTAAATGTATTAGTACCTATTTATTGCGGTAACACAGTGAAATTAATATTAACAATACCTTGGCTGAGTGAATATTATAAATTAAATGAATTGATGGTCATGGAAAGCACATTAATAGATTCAAATGAAGATGGTAAATTGGGTGTCTTAATACATAAATTGGCACCACATTATAGATATAATATAAGAAATCATAAAATAAAAGAAATTTATAATATGAAAGTATTAACATTTGATTTTTTTAAAAAATTAAAGAATAAAATCTTAAAAAAATTATATATAATATAAAAACTAATATGAATATAAATTTAGAAATTGAAAAATTAAAAAATAAAATAAAATTATTAGAAAAGGAAAATAAAAAATTAAAAGAAAAAATAGAAGGTTATATAATATATGAAGGAGAGTTAAAATCACAATTAACTACTGAAAAATGTAATAAATATTAATCTTTATCATCTTTTTTATCATCTTTTTTAATTATTGGAAATATTTCAATTCCCTTACCTTTACATTTTTGACATGTTATTTTAGTATTACTATCATATCCTCTAGCATCACATAAATTACAAATTTTATAAGTATAATCCATTATATATTATATTTTTCCATATTTTTTAGCATTTCTAATTTTTTAATTAATATTCCTTCTGTATAATTATATATTCTAACGCTAAACTTAGGTTGAGATTTAGGGTTATTAAACCTTACAAATAATGTGTGCCACTTATCATCATTATCAATTTTAACTAAAAGATCAGAATCATGATATCTTGGATTTTCAAATATAACATCTTTACACACACCAATAATACTATGAGGTTTAGAATGTGGAAAATCCTCAAAAAAATCTGAACTATAGCACCAAGTGCATTGAAATGCTATTTTTTTATTTATAATTAATTCTTTAACTAAATTATAAAAATCAATACCATATGTTTGACAATCTTCTTTTAAACTTTTTAAATTAAATGATTTATATAATTCATCTTTAACCTTAGCAAATTCATCTCTAATTGGTTGCTCACGATGTATAAATGATGGTCCAACCCAACCTACAAGATGCTTTTTAAATGCCTCATATAATTGTATATGTTTCATATATTATATTTTTCAGTTTCCTTTTTTAATTTAACTAATTTATGTAATGGTTTATTATCAGCATCATAATCATAAATTGTAACTATACTATTATTTTTTATTAAAAAATCACCACAACCATTTAACGTTCCTTGGTACTCCACAAATTTTTTATCTATTAAAATTTGTGGAGTTTTTAAATTGACATGAAGCCAAAAATCATCTTTATAAAAAAAAATATTAACATTAATAACTTTACCTTTTCTAATTGGATTTTTTTGAATTCTATTCTCATTTTGAAATATAATAGTTTTATTTAATAGAATTTCTTTAATAAAATCAATAACATCTATATTATATTTACTTTTAAGTTCAGTTTTTTCATCCATGATCATCGTATCAACATCAATATCTAAATATTTCATAACATCATTAATAAAGAATTGATCCTTACCAAGCATATAATCATTTTTTACATTTTCAAATATCTGATTATTCAGATTTGAACTTTGTTCAAAGATTTTAAATTTTGTTATCATTTTTTCTTTTTTGTATCTTTAATCGCCTCATCTTTAGCATATAATAAATATTCACCATTAGTTGTTGTAAGGTTATAAACATATAATCCTTCATTAATAGCTGTTATTATTTCAAGATATTCATCTATTTCATCTTTAGATAAATCATTATTAGATAATTCATATAATGCCATATCTTTTGTAATTTTTTCACTCTTTATAATTTCCGTTTTAGTTTTTTTCATAATAAACTTATATTTTTTAAACCATATGGTTATTTCATAAATTATATTTATCAATTTCTTTTTTAATTAGATATTTTTTAAATTTTTCTGGATATTTTGTTTTCAATTCTTCAACTATAGATTTATCAACTAACATCAATATATCTATAAAATCTTTATTATCTAATGTTTTAATATTCCAATTTGCACCAAGTTCTATTAATTCATACATTATTGGATAAGATACTATATATTTAGCACCAGATGCTGCCATTAATGCAGTACATCCGTTGTAATCCTGAATGTCTAAATCTACACCATATTTAACTAATATTTTAATCATTTTAATTATTTTTTCCGCGTTATGACTATATCCTAATATAAGTTTGATTAATGGTGTCCTTCCAAAATTTTTATCTTGAATATTTACATCTGCACCTTGTTTTAATAAATTTTTAGTTTTTATAATATCAAGAGTTCTAATATAAATAAATAAATCCCTACTATCAATAGGTGTAGTTGGTAAATAATATTTTTTACTTGTCATTCCACTAGTTGTAAATGTGTATGACATTAATGATTCAGACATATTATCGTTTTTATGTATAAAATTTTTATGAACTAAATATTTAACATAATTATATATTTCTTTAGAATTAGGCAAATCTACACCATAGGTATTAGAAATATAATGGTTTATAAATTCAAGAATATGATCCTCTGATAAGGATTGATGTATATTAATAATATTTTTTATTGCCTTTTTATATAATATCGGAAATAAACTTGTTATAAGTTTTAAATTAAAATTTATACTTTCATTATATAATTCGAATTTAGTTATCATATATTAAATTTTATATTATTTTTATATATTTCAGGATCTATATTTAAATGTACTATAACATCTTTATTTCCTGCGCCTACATTATACCATTCATCTTCTTCATATATTCTTATACTTATATATTCAAATTGAAATGTATATTGAATTTCTTTAACGAATCCGCTTGGCCCTGATTCAAACGAAATTCTATCACATATACCAAAATGTGAATTAGAATTTTCATCTTCAAATGATATAACTTTGTCAATTAATAACTTAAAAATTAAATTCCTATATTCACATTCCTGATTTGATATAATTTCTATATCAGAAGGTGTAGAATAATGTCCTCTTCTTAATTTTTTAAATTCTCTTTCATTATTAGCAGAATATTCCATTTCACGTGCTAATTGATATAAATTAATATATAATTTGTCATTTTTTTCAACTATATTTTTCCATTTATAACCATAGCCTTCATATGTTTTTATAAATTTCATACGTTATATTTTTTAATTATTTCTACTTGTTTATCAAATTCTTTCTCATCTTCAATAACATTACCGTTACCATCAACTAATATCCAAGAAAATTCACTTTCACCGCGTTCAGCAGCATATTCTTCTATACCATACCATATTGCAGAATAATAATCTTGCCTATAGCCTTTATTTATAATTTTATAATAAGCTTCAGTTTCTTTTATTTTACTTAATGGAACTAAAAATTCACCACTAATTTGTACCTTTAATAATTTTTCAGTATGATCATATTTTGGTCTGCTTAATGATTCATTAAATCTTTTAATTTTCATATTCTATATATAATTTTTCAAAACTAAAATAAATATTTATCTATAATTGAATAGATAGAATTCTACAAAAAAAATAATAAAAAAAATGAATATAATTTTAGCAACAATTTTATTGACATTGTTAGGTGCTGGTTTAGTTGTACTTTTAGTATGGTTAAGTGTGGTGTCTTGTAGATCAATAAAATTTAAGAAGAAAGTCAAAGCTCAACTTGACGGAATAAGAAAAAGAATGGATGAAAATGATCAATCATTATCATCTTCGATAAATGATCTTTATAAAAATATACAAGAAATCTCTGATTTACACTTGAAAAATTTAGAAGAGTATAAAAAACAAACAAATTTAGATTTTGAAGAATTGCATAGAGGTTTTTTAAGTGATATTCAAATAGAATTAAATGAATGGGTAAAATCACACAAAAAATTAGAAAAAAGCACAGATTCTCGTTTTGATAAACTCTATAACACAATAAAAGAAAAAGAATAAAAAAACAAATAAGAATTCTATCTACTAAACCTCTATTTAAGAGGTTTTTTTATTTGCTTTTAAATATATCTAAAACTTAGTTATTTTTATTACTATATAGTATGCGGAATTTTCCGCAAATAAAAAATAAATAAAT